CACACAAAGCCTGTTATATATATCTAGCTTATCACCACAGGTTCAGCATTGCCCCAGCTCAGCGTCACAGTCCCGGTGTTCGCCTTGCTATCCTCTGCCTTGTCTCGTATGCCGAGAGGCTGCATCTGCCTGATATGCTTATCCTTGTGGTCTGCCTCTAGCCTTCTACGCTGTACCTCTGCCATTGCTAGCTTCGGGTCATCAGGCAATGGCGCTTCAACGAGGTCTATAATCTGGTCACGCATTACCTCGCACTGCAACGCTCTGGCCGTTCTATACTGTGTATAAGCTTCCTCATCGTCCTGCACATAGCGCAGCACTGTACGCCAAGAGGGCAGTTCTGTGCTTTGATTGCATATACGCGTAAGGCTTTCGCCCTCTGCAATGCGCTCGCAGATCTCAGTCATCTGAGTTTTTGTGATACGTCGTTTAGCCATGACACCTAATAAAAGAACCGCCCTGCTTGGAGGAGACAGGACGGCTTAGTGGGGGAGAACAAAATGAAGTGAACGTCGTCGGAAGTAACAGCGCATCATGTAGCGCATTGTATAGATATTTATACAATATATGGGGCATTGGCGTCAATAGCCTTGTCTTTTTATGCACAAAGCATTGTCTGATAACGTCATTGCACCTTGTAATACAGCCTAACCATTGCATCCTTGTAGCGTCGCTTCACGATGCGCGGGTCATTCAGCCCTAGTATTCTAGCTAGCTTCGTCCAGCGTGGCCCTCGCTCTTTGAACGCAGCGCTGTGGCTAACAGCCCATACCAGGCGCCTATCATCGTCATCCATCATCGTTAGCGATATCTCAAGAGCCTGCTCGTAATCTGTAATCTGCTGCGGGGTTGCCTTCAATAAGGGTGCTTGGAAAGCATTGTAGCCATATCCTGACCATTCCTGCACATACTCAGGCCAAGAGCTCATCTTCTGCTTACGCAGAGCGGCTGGCAGTCTGCGTTCTGTCTCAGCGGCCTCGAAGAACAAGTCGCTCAGTTGCTTGATGTCTAGCTTAGCTATGTCCATTTAGACGGCGCTCCTCATCTAAGAGCCAGTCCAAGCGCTGTAATGGCTGTAAAGAGCTAACTGCATTGTTCATTGCTGAGAAGCGGTCTGTGCTCATCTGAGGTCTGAGCTTCTTAAATACCCGGCGCTGTAATTCGTCCAGCGGCGATAGCTTAGCTCTAGCTATAGCTGAGCTATAAGCAAAGCTTGTGCTCTTGCTTACGTTTTTTATAAGTTTATTTATTTGTGGATTTATCGAGCTCTGTTCTGAGCTTCGTCTTTGTGCTGAGCTTGTGTATAGCTTAGCTTGTGTGCCTACGGCAATTCTATTGTTAGATCCAGCCATTCGTCAAGCCCCTTTCCGCAATTCGCGCATCTTCATTTCTCCTTCTATTTATTTTCATACACTCTGCTGGCTCATCGCAGATGAACGTGCCATCCCCCAAGATGACCCAGCTAAAATCCCTATGCCGGTGCAACTTGTTGCAGATAACGCACCTGTCCGAGTCCTGACTGACCCCGCCCCACGGGTTGCTGCTCTTCTTCTTCAAAGCCCATCTCCATTATCTGCTTTGCCATCTCTGCCAGCACATAGGGCTCGCTCAGTAAGCCGCGCTGCTTTAATCGCTCTGGCGTGTCTATCCAGACAATATCGAGGCTGAGAGCCTCCATAGAGGCCGGATATTGACGCTCGATGCCCCAAGCCTCTGCAATAAGAAAGATGCCCATGTTGTCCAATATCAGCCGGCTATATTCTCGCTGTGCTATCTGCATCGCTTGCTGTTCTGTCATATCCAGCCCAGCTGGGGCGTACCGGCCCAGTCCTTGCGCCACACCATCCAGCAGAACGCCATCTTTCCTGAGCCGTACCAGCTCTCATCATGGTCACCACGAATCATGGTCAGCCTTTGACTGAAAACGTAAACAGCTGCCGGTGGGTGCTTGCTGTACAGGTTCTGATACCGCGCTTTGCCCTCTAAGAAAGCCAGCCGTAGCAGCCAGGCATGTGTCTCAACGCCGAGCTCAATAGCCTTGCAGATGAACTCGGTAGCCAGCTTATAGGGTGGATTCGTAATGATTGTGTCTGCTAGGGGCCGGCGTTCCATCAGAAAGTCTACGTTTGTCTGGGCGTCCGGGTAGCCGTAATCATTTAAATCTGTGCTCATGACATCATAATCATGCAGCTTTAGATGCTCAGAGATAGCGCCGTCGCCGCAGGCAGGCTCCCAAATAGGCCCGGCAAACTGCTCGCGCTGCAATAGTGCCTCTGTTGCAGCTGGCGGCGTTGGGTACCAGTCGTCTTTCTGCCGGGCGCTCATGCTGTCCACCCTTTGCCGGCGCAGACATGGCAGCTTGTCCATTGCACACAGCCCTCACCGTCAGGCTCTCGCACCATGCCGTCGCGGCACTCGCCCAGGCTGTGCTTGTATGTGCACTCCTTAACAGCAATGCCGAGCCTGCAAGTGCCGCAAACAACAATACCGCCCTTACGGTCAGGCAGCATCGTGCCGCACTTTGGGCATCTGCCGAAGCTCAGCCGGGTATGCCATGTGCCATCGCCCTCATGAATCATGGCTTGGCCTTCAGATTCTTGATGAACTGCTCGAGGATCTCATAGACCTGCTCTACCGAGCGCGCCAAACCCCAGTGACAGCCTGCCAAGACAAGGCGCTGGCGCATCTCTTCCTGATTTGCATTGAGGCGCCCACCACCCGGCCTTTTCAGCTCTATGAATATAGCTGTAGTCATGCCATGAACTGCTTGGTCGCTTGGTACGAATATTTCTAGGTCGGGCCAGCCATATTTTGTGCCCATCTGCACAAGCTTTACTTTAAAGCTAACGTGCCGGCGCCCCTCATTCGGCGAGTGGTGGAATACGCAGCCGGTCGGCAAAGTCACTTTTAAGAACTGCACAACCTGTTTCTGGAGCTCATCTTCAGTCATGGCGGATATAGAAATCATTCGGCATGACTTCCCCGGCGCTGAGCAAAACAATGCGGTCCATATAAAATTCGTTTGGAATGAGCCGGTCTTTATGGTCGTGCGGCAAGCACCAGCGACGGGCCACAGTTGCATGGGATGCACCGACCTGACGCGCTAATTCGCTATAAGACCAGCCTCGATTTTTTCTAAAAACATCAATTATCATGCCTAATACGTTATCATGGCTTGACGCATTAGGTCTAGTCTATTACATAAATAAATATGTTTTAACCGATTAAGACAAGGTGGTATACTATGTATATGTCAAATAATCTTGAAGAAATGATCATCCGCAGCGGCCTTGCTCGCAAAGACATTGCAGCGATAGTCGATGTAAAGCCAGAAACGCTCAGCCGCCACATCCACGGTCAGATAAAACTCACTGTTGAAATGGCCGAGGAATATGCAAAAGCTCTTGATTGTGCTGCTTATGATGTGCTTTTTTCAGCAAAGCCTTTGCCTATTATTGGACATTGTCATCAACACGCAGACGGTAAGATATCGCGGAAGATATCGGCTAACAAGAAAGTGGGTAAAATTTACATTGATAATTACCAAGAAAAAAACTCGGCTGGTATTATTTGGTCTGTAGACAAGGACTATAGAGGCGTAAACATAAGCTGGCAGAACGCAATAGAGATTGTTCATCTTTCGCCAGTGTTAAAGAATGTTGTTAGTGAGCACTCTATTCAAAACGATTCATATGTGCGGTTTGTGAACCCTGAGCCAGAAATTGGTGACGAGACAGACGACATCAATATGTATTGTGGTCATGTGTATCCGAACTATGACAATACACACACAGTCTTTAATCCAGCATCACAGCGTGTGCTCAAAGATCGTGAGCTGCGCTGGGCTACGCCTGTTCTGTCTGTTGTTTTTCGCCCAGACCTAAGAGGTATTAAAATAGTTTATAACAAGTAGACTTGACTTATTACGTCATCACTTGATACGTTGTTTCCTATAATGATATGGGAGATAACGAAATGCTACATGACGCACCTGACTGGGCCAGCCGACATCATTACTGGCATCACTCGAATCCACGCTCGAAAGACAGAGCAAAAACCCTTTATGATAAAGCTCATGTTCGCCCACAGGTCAACGGAGCTTTTGAAACCCTTAAAAACCCCGCATCAACAGACGCCGAAAGGCTTCTGGCTAAGGATGTGCTGTTTCGTCTGTCCACTAACCGCTCAGCAAACATGGAAGGCGGTAATGCGACACAGACAGCTTGTGACCTCTACTTGGTCAAAGACGGCGCCTCAGACACGCTAGATTTAGCAACAGCCACGCTGGCCGGGGTTGAGCAGATGCAGTCCTACCGCGCGGCGAATGACCTGGACCAAACTAAAAAAGATAAATACCTCGAAGAGCTGCCC